GGATGACAACACTGGTGTTACCAACCCAGCATCTTACATGACAGATGCTTATGTCCAGCAACTGGGAAGAGGTTCAACTAGGTTCTCTACAACTAATGTTGGTGGAGAGCACTCAGTACTGAGAACTTATAAGTTCTATGATATTTGGCCAAGTGAAATCAGCTCAATTGATCTGAGTTATGATTCAACAGATACAGTTGAAGAATTCACTGTAACTTTCCAAGTTCAGTACATCAGCATTGGAAATTCACTTGAGTCTAGCACAGGAAATACAACAGAGACTCTGATTGAATGATAAATACTAGAAGAATAAACTTCTAGTAGATATATTGATATGGCAAGATTATTTGGTTTTTCTATTGAAGATACCGAAAAAACCCCACCTGGCGTAATATCTCCAGTCCCTCCAAGTAATAACGATGGGAATGAGCATTACGTCAGTTCAGGGTTTTTTGGTTCGTATATTGATATTGAAGGAGTATATAGAACTGAGAATGACCTAATCAGAAGATATCGCCAAATGGCTCTATATCCTGAATGTGATAGTGCTATTGAGGATATTGTAAACGAAGCAATTGTATCAGATACCAATGATAGTCCTGTAGAAATTGAACTATCAAATCTCAATGCAAGCGATAATATTAAAAAGAAAATTAGAGAAGAATTCAAATTTATATTAGAACTTCTGGATTTCGATAAAAAGGCACACGAAATCTTCAGAAATTGGTATATTGATGGCAGATTATACTATAATAAAGTAATTGATCAAAAGAATCCCCATGAAGGAATTCAGGAACTGAGATATATTGATGCATCTAAGATGAGATATATTCGCCAGATGAAAAAAACTGGCAAAGATAGCATTCAATCTGCAAGAAACCAGTATAATAATAGTGATGAAACATCATACAACTTCCCAGAAATAGAGGAATATTTCATTTATAATCCTGGTTCCGATATGGCTACTGGAGGAACATCATATGCTGGATCAACAAAAGGAGTCAAAATGACTCGTGATTCCATCACATATTGCACTTCAGGTCTTGTGGATAGGAATAAGGGATCCACTCTTTCTTGGTTACATAAAGCTATTAAACCACTCAATCAACTGATGATGATTGAGGACTCATTGGTAATTTATAGACTTTCAAGAGCACCAGAAAGAAGAATTTTCTACATCGATGTGGGGAATCTTCCCAAAATGAAGGCAGAGCAATATCTTCGTGATGTGATGATGCGTTATAGAAATAAACTTGTTTATGACGCAAACACTGGTGAAATTCGTGATGATAAGAAGTTCATGTCTATGATGGAAGACTTCTGGCTCCCAAGAAGAGAGGGTGGCAGAGGAACTGAAATCACAACTCTTCCTGGTGGACAAAATCTTGGAGAAATTACAGATATTAATTATTTCCAAAAGAAATTATACAGAGCATTGAATGTTCCTGAGACAAGACTTCAAACAGATGGTGGTTTCTCTCTTGGAAGATCCTCAGAAATTTTAAGAGATGAAATTAAGTTCTCCAAATTTGTTGGAAGAATGAGAAAGAGATTCTCATCAATGTTTAATGATATGCTAAGAACCCAACTTCTTCTTAAGAATATTGTCACTCCAGAAGATTGGGAAATTATGGCAGATCATATTCAGTATGATTTCCTTTATGACAATCACTTTGCGGAACTGAAAGATTCAGAACTCCTGCAAGAAAGATTAAATCTTGTAGCAACTGCAGAACCTTATGTTGGTAGATATTATTCTCAGGATTATGTGAGAAGAAAGATTCTTCGCCAGACGGATCAGGAAATTATTGAGCAAGATTACTTAATTGATAAGGAAATTGAAGAAGGAGTTATTCCTGACCCAAATGCTATGCCAATGGAAGGGGAGGTAGAAACTAAAGACGTCAATGTGATGCAAAATTCAATTGCACCAAAAGACAATGAAGTTGATGAGACCAAAATAGAAACCCCCACCGGTGGGGAGATATAAATAAGGTGAAGTCAAAAATCTGAACAATGGACGAATTAATGGATTTATTGGTGACTGATGATAGTTCATCCTCACAAATTAGCGATAAGATCAAAGATATTTTGTTTCAGAAAAGTGCAACCAATATTGAAGCAATTAGACCTCATGTTGCTACATCACTGTTTGATGACTCTGTAGATTTTGATACTGTAGGTAATTCAGAAGTAGAATCTGATGTAGATTTTGACCAAGAGTGATAGTTTTAATAAATAACTAATAAACTATTCACCTAAAAATGGCAAGAACTAGGATAATTGAAACTGAGGTGGCGACTGCAACTGTAGCTGGATCTGCATCTAGCATTACCAATGCTACAGTTGTAAGACTTCATAATGATACTGGAGGTATTGCGACTGTAGGTGTTTCCACAATTGTTGGAGCTGCATCAACAACATATTTCACAATGCCAGCAAATTCTGTTGAGTTTTTGGAAAAGAATTCAGCAGAAGTTATTTGGACATCCCCAGCCATCAAAGCCACAAAAGTAGGTTACACAGGTTAAAAAAATGAAACTCATCAGAGAAGAAATCGAATCAGTTGATTTTATCGTTGAAGAAAAGAACGGTAAAAAGTCTATGTTTATTGAGGGCATCTTTTTGCAAGGTGATCTCAAGAACAGAAATGGAAGAATGTATCCTATGGAAACTCTGAGAAAAGAGGTCCAAAGATATACAGAAAATCACATTCTTGCAGGCAGAGCACTGGGAGAACTTGGTCACCCAGATGGTCCAACTGTCAATCTTGATAGAGTTTCACACAAAATTGTTTCTCTCAAAGAGAATGGTTCAAACTTTATTGGTAAGGCAAAGATTCTTTCTACCCCAATGGGCAAGATTGCAGAATCACTTATCGGTGAAGGTGTAAAACTTGGGGTATCATCTAGAGGTATTGGTTCACTTAGACAAACCAGAGAGGGAGTAAATATTGTTGGTGACGACTTTATGCTTTCTACTGCTGCAGATATTGTAGCAGATCCTTCAGCTCCTGATGCTTTTGTTGAAGGAATTATGGAAGGAAAGGAATGGGTATGGGATGGTGGCATCCTTAGAGAAAGACTTGCTACAAAAACATATAAGCAAATTAATACTCTTGTTACCCAAAAACAACTTGATGAGCAGAAACTTAATCTGTTCAACAATTTCCTCAACAATTTGTGAGGTTTTTAAAATAATAAATAAATATAGATTAAAATAGGTTAATCGGAGAGTTCAAATGTCTCGTGGAGATTTACAAGAAATGGAGCAATCCAAAACTGCTGTGAATGCGAACGCTAAACCTGCTGATCCTATGCAAACCCTTGCACCTGGAGCAGTAGCTGGTCAATCAGGATCTTATGAAGATCTGGGTGGTCCAACACCTGAAAATTATAAGCCTGATGATGATTCCGCAAAGCTCAGAGAGCCCAAGATCAAAACAGTTAATGATGTAGTCAATAAAGGTGCTAAGCCTGCCGAAGCAATGAGCAAAATGTCTGCAGAAGAAGTAGAAACTCAAGAAGATACTCTTGAGGAAGAAATTCTGGAAGATGAAGTAGTTGCTGAAGAAGAGACTGCAGAAGAAGGTTTTGATATTGAGGAAGATGTCAATGCACTTCTGGGTGGTGAGGATCTCTCCGAAGAGTTCAAAGAAAAAGCAAAAACAATTTTTGAAGCTGCTCTGAATTCTAAGGTCAAAGAAATCGAAGAATCACTGGCAGTCCAGTATGAGCAAGCACTTGCAGAAGAAATTGAAGAAATGAAAGTTTCTCTGCAAGAGCGTGTTGACACATATCTTGAGTATGTTGCTGAAGAGTGGTTGGTTGAGAACCAACTGGCTGTTGAGCATGGACTTAAGACTGAGATGACCGAATCATTCCTCCAAGGAATGAAGGGTCTTTTTGAAGAACATTATGTAACAATCCCTGAAGATAAATATGATGTGCTTGAGAGCATGGTAGAAAAACTTGATGATATGGAGACAAAACTCAACGAGCAAATTGAGAAGAATATCTCCCTCAACAAGAGACTCGCAGAGTCGGTTGCTGATGGAATCTTAGATCAAGTTTCTGAGGGTCTTGCACTTTCTCAGAAAGAAAAGCTCGCTTCACTTGCCGAAAGTGTTGAGTTTGAAAGTGAAGAAGAATATCGTGAAAAACTGGAGACTCTGAAGGAATCATATTTCTCAAGAACTCCTGCTACTAAGGCAGCACCAGAAACACAAACTCTCTCTGAGGGTGTAGATAGCACAGTTGCTCCTGTTGCGGGCACAATGGATGCATATCTTAAGACACTGGGCGCATTTAGAAAAAATTGAATTTAATATTAATTCAAACCAAAACCGTACACTTTAAGAGGTAAACGCAAATGTTCCAATCAGAGCATCTGCAGGAGAAGTGGAGTCCACTCCTCGACTATGAGGGTCTTGATCCTATCAAAGATTCCCACAGAAGAGCAGTAACCGCTGTCCTGCTGGAAAACCAAGAAAGATTCCTTAAGGAAGAGCAAGCATTCAATTCAGGTATCAACCTGATGGAAGCACCCACCAACTCAGCTGGTTCTAATCCTGCTGGTTTCAGTGGTAGTGCAACTGCAGCAGGTCCTGTTGCAGGTTTCGACCCCGTTCTGATCTCACTGATCAGACGTGCAATGCCTAACCTGGTTGCATATGATCTGGCTGGTGTTCAGCCAATGAATGGTCCTACTGGACTGATCTTTGCAATGCGTTCCAGATATGAGAATCAGTCTGGAACAGAGGCACTGTTCAATGAAGCAGATACCGCATTCTCTGGTCAGGATGCAGGATTCGATCTGACTGGTGGTTTCTCAGACGTTAATGCTGGTCTGGGTACAACTTCACAGACAGGAAGCAATCCTTCAGTTCTGAACCCTGTTGGTACCGCTTCATCCCTGGGCTACAATGTTGGTCAGGGTATGCAGACTGGTGATGCAGAAAACCTGGATGGTACAGGTGATGATGCATTCAACCAGATGGCATTCTCAATTGAGAAAGTCACTGTTACTGCTAAGTCAAGAGCACTGAAGGCAGAATACAGCCTTGAGCTTGCACAAGACCTGAAGGCAATTCATGGTCTGAATGCAGAAGCAGAACTTGCTAACATTCTCTCAACTGAGATCCTCGCTGAGATCAACAGAGAAGTCATCAGAACCATTTATAAGGTTGCTGAGCAAGGTGCAGCACAAAACACTGCAACTGCTGGTGTCTTTGACCTGGACGTTGACTCCAATGGTAGATGGTCTGTTGAGAAGTTCAAAGGACTTCTGTTCCAGATCGAAAGAGATGCAAATGCTATTGCACAGAGAACTCGTAGAGGAAA